TGAAATTATCATTAATGGAGATTATAAAGCGTCGACCGACAATTTGAGAACATGGGTCTCTGAAACTCTTGCAGATGAAATCTGTACGGTATTAAATGAAAATGCTGATGAAGAGAGTTTCTTTATAGATAGTCAGTTTAAAGAGATGTTAATTAGATCACTGACGGGGCATGTATTTGATATGGCTAATAAAGGGGAAACTAAGGGTGTTTTTAAGAAACCCCAGTTAGAAGGGCAATTAATGGGCTCTGTAACTAGTTTTCCTTTTCTTTGTCTCGCGAACGCAGCAATGTGTCGTTGGGCATTGGAATTAGCAAATCAAAAAGATTTCAAAATCGTGGATTATAATTTTAATCAATTACCTATTGTTCCATTACGAGTTAATGGTGACGATTGTACTCTTAAAGGACCGAGAGAGTCTATCTTTCCTGGTGTTCTTTCTTTGAAAGAATATTGGCTGAAGATCACTGCTTTTGGCGGGTTAGAGTCATCCTTGGGGAAAACACTTTTCTCTCTTAAAGATAGGCCTGTTGTTGTCATAAATTCTCGAACGTTTGATCGTAAAGATCAATGGATAGAGAGAAAGTTTGTCAACATGGGTCTTTTGAACGGGAAGAAAAGATCTTGCGTTTCTGGTGATGCCAGTAACGGCAAAGCGCCCTATGGTAAGTTAGGTTCAATTCATCACGAATTAATGAAATCATGTCCGGAATTTATTCTTCAGGAGGTCAACTCACGTTTTATTTATTATAACAGTGAGACTTTAAAGACGAGAAAGAATATTCCTTGGACTGCTCCAGAATATCTAGGAGGACCAGGTTTAAAATCTGTTGGTCATTATACTATGAGTGCATATGACAGGAAGTTAGCTTCCATTTTAATTATGAATAAATCGAAAGATGGTGATATTATGAAATCATTAACAGTAAAGAAACTGCCATCTTCAAAACTCTGGAAAGTACACGAGTTTGTCCAATCACGCTTCGAGAAAATTGGGGTTAAGGAGCTTTTTGTTAAGCAATTTCAACCAATTGTCGAAGTCGACGACGAGCCTTTAAAATTAGGTTTGGTCGATATACAAAGTGAAGGGAAAAGACTGTATAAACTGTTTTGTGTCGAAACATTGTTCAACCAAAGCATTTGTGATATTTATCGTTTAACGAATGAAAAATGTTTAACGAGTTCGGAAAAGAAATTTCAAATAAATTTCGATGATCGGAAATATCATGATTACGTTTCTCTTAGAAACGATCGTGCTTGGGCTAATGTTCGTCATGTTGAGTTTTCTGGTGAATTTTGTGACGTTAACGTCAGAAGTTACACCGATTTAATTCATGAGAAAAAGAAGGGTTACTACCCTGTCATTAATAATAAGACTTTGCCTCTTTTGATTGAAGAGGCGCGAAAGCTTGAAATCTGTAACTAGTAGTTTCTAGGATTAACAGATCATAATACGAATCGCTGCATACCACGAAGGTCCCTGCACCTTGTCTCTAGAATTTCGGGTCTTAGGATAAGAAGCGAACTCATAAAGAGGGGTTGATCACCTAACTCTGAGGGTAAATCAGTGCGGCTATTGAACACATCCTTTAATCAGGATGGGGGTTAGCATTAAATCTTAAAAGGCACTTTGTTTCGGAAAGTTTGTTCTGTTAATACAGAAGCTTCAAGCATATCGAAGATGACGTATCGGTGGCAAGTTAGCCAAACTACGATCGCTTATCAATCTTATGGAGAAGGAAAACTCCACAA